ATAAAGAAGTTACAGGACAAGAAAAAACTGAAATTGATGTTGGGGGAGGTGATCCAGGATTAAGTGCCTTTGGTGGTGCGGGACCTGACATTGCTTCAGAGTATGGTAAGGTGCAAGTTCAAGAATCACTAAGCGGTCATAAGACTGTTGTAGATGACACCCCAGGCAATGAAAGAATGGTATTTAGTCATAAGTCTGGTGCAGGTATAGAGATGGCCGCTGACGGCTCTGTAAACATCCGTGCACGCAATAATATGATCATTGCTATTGATGCAGACGGTGCAATAATTATCGAAGGTGATTTTAGGATTTCGTCTAAAAGCTTAGAAGTAGATGTTACTGGAGACCTTGATCTAAATATTACTGGCGACATGAATATGACAGTCGCTGGTAATAAGACCGAAAAGATATACGGACACGATCGTTCCATTGTTATGGGTAACCAATCCAATACCGTGACCGGTAGTAAATCTGAAACAATTGTTGGATCTGTAACTGATACCACATTAGGGGTAAAAACCGAAGTCGTAAAAGGTGACAGAAACTTTACTACTGGTGGCAATAGTACTATGTCTGTTGGTGGTACGTTCAAGGCTTCTGCTACAGGCGAATATACCCTTGCTGCACCTAGTATGAATCTATCTGCAGCTGATATGTCAATCCTTGGTTCACAGGGCACAATTGGTGGCGGCAACGTTATTATGTACAACTATAACATGTATACTCAACAATCTGTATATGCTGAAACCATGGATGCTACTACATTCCACGGCGATTTAAGTGGTACAGCGAGTGCGGCGATGGCAGCAAACGTTGCAGCGGCATCAGGTGGCGGTGGAGCATCACAGACAATCACAAGTCTTGATACTAAAGCTACCTACATGCCTGATGCTGCACTAATGACTCAGATCTTATCATACAGCACACGTGGCGTAAACGAAGTATCAATTGACTCACAAAATTATATTAAAAATAAAATTGACAGAGCTGCTAACATGGGTGGGATTGCTAATCGTAAGCTATCACCCGAAGAAGCCAGAATGAAACTAAAAGATTCTATTAATGCGGCTAATGCTGATTTTGTTGCTGCACTCGTTAAAGATGGTAGTGTTGATCCAAGCTATTTTTCTAAAAAAGTACCTCCAGCTGTCGGTAGATCCTATAGCGGAACTGGTTCTGTCGCATTTACCGGTCAAGGTAATACAAGTTCATCAGCTGGGTCTAGCAGCAACTATTACTTAACTGGATCAAGAAAATTCGAAGGGTTCTCTCCCGATCCAGAATTTAATCCACAAGCTATTGATCCAAGAAATGGCCCGCTTTCTATTACAGCAAAAACCTTAGTGGGTAATGGCATACCTATTTCTACCTATCTGGGTTCAAAAGGCTTTGCTACTAACTTATCCCATCTTGCAACACTTGAAGAGCGTCAAACCCTGGCCAGACACCTTGTTCTACAGTCTGAAGTAATTAAGATTGCTAGAACAAACACTGACAAGTTTAAAAGCTTCCGTATTATAGTTGCTGAAGGTGTTTATAAAAAAATGCCGGACGAGACATTGGAATCAGGATCTATTCTAGATTTAGCGCAAACGGGTAGAGCAATCACATACGAACTTTATGACCGAAATAATAGAAGTTACAATGAGGTTACTTACGAATTTGCAGAATACTTAGGTGAGTATTTAACTGGATACGATAAAATTATCGTATCGTATGACACACTGGATCCTCGGCGAGGAGACATGCAAAGTCAGGTAACTATAATTTTACCTGAGGTTGACAATGAGTTTAAGATTGTAGGATCGGATAAACCTAAATTTGAGCTTGCAACATACTACAACAACAACCTTATTTCTAAAGGTGATATAGTTGAAGTAGATCCATACGGTAATGCGATTGATAATAATGAGTTAGCGACTCCAGAAGAAGCCGCTGGTATCATTGAATATAGAATGGGTACAATACGTAATAAAAAGGTTAAGCCCACCTTAGAGCGCATTCTTGCCGGTGCTGCTAAAGCTGCAAAGATTGATAAAGTTATTATTACATCTGGCCTACAGCCTGGTAAGACTGGCAAAAGAACTGGTAGTACCCGTCACGACACCGGTATGGCTGCTGACCTTTATCTCCAAGTAGGGGGTCGTGACGTAACACTTGATAGTGAAGCAGGAAGAATTATCATTGCAAGATTTGTTAAAGAGGCATATGCAAGAGGAATTAGAGCCGGCGGTATGAGTGCTGGCTATATGGGTTCCAAGGTTATGCACCTTGATACTCTTGGTAAAAATCTTGGTGGTGGAAGGTTTAATCCAGATGTTACGGTTGTTTGGAAAAGCGATTCTTGGTTTAGATCGGCTTTCTCTAATTAATCCCTGAAAACTATTATAAATAAAAGAAAAAATGAGATATAAATGGCCCGCGCATTTTCATTAGAAGATAAAAATCTTTCTACTTCTACTATTAATACGGCCCGTAATAGGCTTTATAAAGATGTAGACCTTACTTTTGCAGTTAAGGGTAATGGTGATGTTTATAAAAAAATCGATGCAGCAGCCGTAAAGCAAGCAGTTAAAAATTTAATTCTTACTAATCACGGTGATAAGCCTTTTCGATATAACTATGGCGGCAATGTGCGGGATTTGCTTTTTGATTTAGCAGACGAAGATGCAGAGGCAGATATCGAGAATACAATTATTGCTGCCATTGAAAAGTTTGAGCCTCGGGCGCAAACGCTGGCTGTTAAAGCATTATCAAGACCAGATCAAAATTCTATTGATGTAACATTAATATTTAATGTTGTTAATACCCAAGAAAAAGTAACTCTCACCACCACCCTTGCGAGGCTCAGATAAATGGCGACAACTATTAAATCAACGGCTCTAGATTTTGATGCTATTAAAGAGTCCCTAAAAGATTATCTAAAATCAACAGATGAATTTGCGGATTATGATTTTGCAGCATCTGGTCTAAATAATCTAATGGATGTCCTTGCTTATAACACCCATATAAATGGTTTGGTATCAAATTTTACTCTTAACGAGTCATTCCTCGGAACAGCCCAATTAAGATCTTCACTTGTATCTCTTGCGACCGGTATTGGATATATCCCAGACACAAAAACGGCATCAAGAGCTTTGGCACGGGTGCGGGTTAATCTTGCTGGTGTTTCATCAAGACCATCTGTTATAACTTTACCTAAATACACAAAATTTACCGCTTCACTAGATGACGTATCTTATACCTTTCAGACTATTGAAAACTATGATGCTGAGGATAATGGCAACGGTGAATATGTATTCGAGACTACGGCCGGAAGTGCAAATATACCAATCTATGAAGGTGCAAGAAAAACAAAGACCTTTTTAGTTGGCGAATATAGTGAGAATGACGTATACATTATCCCAGACGTTAATCTTGATGGAGACACTATCGAGGTAAATGTGTACGAAAGCCCAAACAGTTCTCAGTTTACCTCTTTCCAAAACATTACAGCGGCAACATCAGTAAACGAAAACTCTACGATCTATATCTTAAAAGAAAGTCCGAATGGATTCTACCAGCTATCATTTGGTGCAAATGATATTCTCGGTCGTGCGCCTGCGAGTGGTAATGCAATTCAAGTTAATTACTTGTCTACTAAAGGCTCAGTTGCAAACGGCATTACCACATTTAGCCCTAGTAATACCATTACTGTGGGTGGTTCACAATATAATATGCTCGTATCTTCTACATCTAATTCAGCTGGCGGGGATGAAAAGGAATCGCTGGAATCGATTCGCAGAAACGCGCCTTTCCAATATGCCACTCAAAATAGAATGGTAACTCCTGAAGATTATACATCGCTTATTCTCAGAAACTTTTCTACATTAATTAAAGATATTAAGTCTTGGGGTGGGGAAGATAATCCTAAACCTAAATTTGGTACAGTGTTCTCGTCTATTCTTTTTGAGAATGATGTTTCTGAAACTCAAATAGTAGAAACAAAGCGGGCAATTGAAGAGTTGGTTGATCAGTTAGCTGTTATCTCATTTAACGTAGAATTTACCGATCCAGTAGAGACTTTCATTGAAACCGATGTGTTTTTCCAGATTAATCCCAAGTTTACAAGTCAATCACCCAACAGTATTAGAACTAGCGTAAGATCGACCATATCAAATTATTTTACCAACACTATTGGTAATTTCGGTCAATCATTCAGAAGATCTAATATGCTATCTTTAATTGATGATGTTAGTCCTGCTATCCTGTCTTCTAGATCAGAAATAAGAATGCAGCAGAGATTTACTCCAGTTCTAAACTCTAGGAATAGTTTTACTCTTACTTTCCCAACTAACATTAAAGCCCCTAGTTCAGATGGTGCTGTTATTACTAGTACGCCGTTTGTAGTTGATAATAAGTCGGTTATTATTAAAAATAAATCTAATACAAATATATTGCAAGCTGTTTCTGTTGGATCTGATGAGGTGGTGGTCGATAACGTAGGATCATATAATCCTACAACTAGATCAGTTAATATAGTTTCTATTAAACCCTCGAGCATCGACGGCGCAAATAGTTTTATTAAGATTTCAGCTATACCTGCTAACCCATCAGCAATTACACCGATTCTAAACGATATTCTTAAATATGACCCAGAGTCTTCCGCAATCACCGCAGTAACTACATCGGCTGATAACTAATGGATAGAACGTTACAAGATATTAATCGAAGAGATATATCCCTATCTCAAGATTACATCGAAAGAGCTTTGCCTGAATATTTCGGTCAAGACTTTCCTAAATTTATATCTTTACTAAAAGCGTATTATGATTTTTTAAATCAGCCAGGTAACTTCGGCGATCAGTTAAAAAGTTTAGCTACTACAAGAGATATCGGTCAGACAGCAAAATCTAACCTGACTTATATAGAAGATGAATTGTTATTAGGTCAAAACTATCTTGAAGGTATTCTTGACACCAGAACAGGCGCAGAACTTTCTAATAACTATTATCGCGCAAAGGGTACTAAGTACGCCATTGAAAGATTCTTTAGATCATTCTTTGGAACAGATCCTATTGTAGAGTATGGTAAAAATTATATCTTTACTGTTGGGGAATCCCAAATTGGACCTAACTCGCAAAAATATATTATGGATGATAAGATCTATCAATATTGGGGTTTGTTAATTAAATCAGATGTTGCCAGAATAGAATGGCTTGAATTGTATAAGCTATTTGCTCATCCTGGCGGTATGTACGTAGGATCTCAAGTTCAGGTCGTATCCGTTAATCGGGATCCTAGCTTTGATACAATGCCTATCTCTATCCCTCCAGCATCGCTTATCCCAGTATATACTTCGGTCGCTATTGGAACGCTCAGCACACTGGGTGAATACTCCGGTATTATTACATCCGATGTGGATAGCTCAGGATATATGCGCATTGATCTAGATGCTTATCGTATAGAAGACTTTGTTGATTCTGATAGCGAAAACACATACGGTACTGTACAGTATCTCGATACACATATGCAAACAATCCAGGATATGATCAAAGAAACTTCTCCAAGAATGGATGAAGATTCTGGTGAATATGCAGGGGATCTTTCTGCACTGAAACTCAGCAATGTTAAAATTACTATGGACGTAGACGCATTTGATTATTATCCAGTAGATTCTTCTAATTAAATCGTATAAATACATCTATAAAATCTAAGGACGAGTCATGACAAGGCAGAACATCAACGTTGGCTCAAATGCTAACGACGGTACAGGCGATACGCTAAGGACCACTGGCACCAAAATCAATGCCAATTTTGTAGAGCTTTACCAATTACTTGGTGGAGATTCAGATCTACTGTATAGTTCTGTAAGTTTTGGTAATAACTCTATTATATTTGATGGGTTAAATGATGATGGCTTTGAGACTACTCTTACTGCCACAGAGCCCACGCAAGATAACACTATTACTATGCCTGATTCGTCTGGCGAAGTGGTTTTAACTACTGCAGAGCAAGGGTTATTTAAAAAGCATTTATACAATACAAAGATCGATGGAGACCTAAGACTTCATGGCGTGTCTGGTACTGGTTACTATAAAATCAGATATCTAGGTGTGGTAGATTCAGACGCCGATTTAAATATCAACCTTCCAGATTTACAAGATAGTGACACGCTTGTATTCGAAGATTATATCCAAAGATTATTCAACAAAACTTTAATATCACCAGTTATTCGTAATCCTAGAATTGGTTCTGTAATCAATGACTCTGCAGGTAACCCAGTACTAAGTATTCAGACAACACCATCTGCAGTCAATCAAGTAGATCTTGCCGGGGCGCTAACAGGTAATCCCGTTGGTATTTCTACTGCTGGTGCTGACGCTAATATTCAATTGAACATTAGTACGAAAGGTACAGGAACTATTGTTTTTGATAATCCTGTACGACTTTCAGGTAATGATTATCCGACAGACGGTGTTCTATCACTTGATGACAATGTGATTTTATTCACTGGTACATCTGGTACTAATACTTACACGCTCCCCCGCGGGGCAGGTAGAAATAATATGTTAGTCTATCTTTGTAATACGGGTAACTCACTGGCAAGAATTAAGGTAGATTCAGATGGCGGTGGCAATAGCTACCTTGGGCATACTGGTTATAATGCAATAGAGCTTCAATCTGAGGCTTCAATCTCCGCGATATATACCACAGAAACAGCAGGCGGTTCAACTGAAGGTTGGTACCTCATTGGGCTTGATTCTGCGAGTGGACTTGGTAATCGCGTGAAATTAACTACATATCCATAAGGGAAATATATAAATGGTTGCTATAATCACAGACGCAATTAAACTTCAGATGATGCAAGATGTTTTTGATGACCTTGCGGATTCTGCATCTAGCAGCTATTACCTTGCGGTTGCTAAGTCTGAAGAATGGAATGATTCGGATACACCGATTACTCCGGTTAATACTCAAAGAGAACAACGTAATTTCCGTTTGGGTACTCAAGCGGTTAAAAGAATTACGGACTTTACATTTACTGTACCAAGATACAACTGGTCGTTCGGTGGTGTATATTCAGCTTACAGCGATAATGTAGCAGGCTATCCACTTAGCCCATATTATGTTATTACAGAAGATAATGCGGTTTATATCTGTATTAAGCAATCTAAAACCGGCAGTATTGCTAACCCCTCATCTGTTAAACCGACTGGTACATCCGCAACTCCATTTACTACAGCAGACGGCTATATTTGGAAATTCCTTTATACTATTGGCACACTAAACGCATCAAAGTTCTTAACTGCGAACTATATGCCTGTACAAAAGATTGCCCTAGTAGACTCTGATTCCCTTGCGGTTGAAATCGAGCAAAAAACTATTCAAGATGCTGCTATACCTGGAGAGATTTCGGGACTAAGAATTACAACTGGCGGTATAGGATATGATGATACTCCGGCTCCTACCATAAGCATTATAGGTAATGGTACTGGAGCAACGGGTCTTGTTACAGTAACAAATGGTGTTATTACAGCCGTTGAGCTAGACGAATCAGCTGGTTCTGTTGTTGGTGGTACTGGATTCGATTACGCAGAGTGCAAAATTATCGGCGGCGGTTCACCTTCTACCGCAGCAGTTATTCAGCCAATTATCGGACCAAAGAACGGCTTTGGTGCTGATCCACGCATCGACCTTAAATCTTCAGCAATTATGTTTAACGTTATTCCAGATAGTGACGAAGAAGGTGAATGGGTTATCGGTAATGCTTTCCGTCAGCTTGGAATTATTAAAAATCCAAAAGTCGGAGATCTTGGAAGCGACTCAGATTTTACTGGCGCTGCTGGTAACACTCTTAAGAGTTTACAGTTCGCAAGTATCTCTTCTTCTTATACAGTAGGATCAACGATTGTTGGGGCATCATCTGGTGCTAAAGGTATTATTGATAAGATTATTGGAACCGGTAACGCATCTGTAATTTATTATCACCAGACAGAAGCAACAGGATTTTCAGATTTTCAAGAAGCTGAAGCCGTAACAGAAGCAAATGGCCTTGCGGGTTCAGGCGTTCTAAAATCAGCGGGATTCGATGCTGATAGTAGAGCTTGGGATTACCCCACAGTCGATCCATTTAGCGGTGAACTACTCTATATAGATAATAGAGCAAAGATCGACCGTCTAGACGGACAGGCCGAAGATATAAAAGTTATTATTCAGTTATAAGGACTAGAAATGGTAAGCCAAGTAATTAAAGATAGTTTCATTAACCTCTATAATGATGATTATAGAGACAGTGACAACTATTACAAAATTC